CACCGATTTGGAGGGTTTACCCGAAATTGTTTTGATAAAGTCCTCATCCTGCTTGTACAAGGGATTTGCCTTATAGGAATCGACACTCGTTGAGATGATGTGAACGATGAAATCTGCATCTTTGAACTCCTTGGTATAGGAAGGAACGATGATATGGAAAGGATCAATTGCCTCAAACTCAATGCGCTTCTTGTCCTCGTTCCAAATTACCTTTGACACGCCACGTCCGTAGAGGAGCAAGTTGTCAATTACGGAAACAATCTCTTTCTGAAAGTTTGTACGCTCACGCATATTGTAATCAAACCAACGCTCGGCTGATACGGTCAGCGGGGTCAACTGCTGGCGCATCGGTACAAAGCTTGAAAGAATATCGTTGCCAATCGCGCTGTTGACGAAGCTTGGCTTCAGCTTCTCAATCGCTGTGTCGATTAGCTGAACGTGTAGATCGGCTGCTGTAGGCCAAGGCTTGACCTTGCGGCGTACACCAAAGTAGCGAGCTTGATAGAACAGCCGTTGACGGTTCTCCCAAGTCTCGCGCTGGTTAAGTGCATCAATGATCCTTGTGTAATAATCTGTACGGCGAGTATCTTTAGCGTTCATTTTTGTTTTTCTCTGCTCAATTCAAATGACAGATCGTTGACGTAATGTAAAGCACGCTTTGCCCAAGCGCGTATTTTTGGATCAGCAGTACGGACAGAAGAATAGTTTTCATCTTGCATTAAAGACTCAACTGCCCCTGTTGTCTGGGTTACTGGTGTCGTTGTTGCGCAACCACCAAGACTCACTACGCAGATCACGCTCAATAGCTTCGCGATTCTTGCGCCAATCGTTCTCAAGGTTTTGTGTTCGCTTTTCTTTCCAACCTGGAATGATGCGAAACACGGCTGCGATGATCTCAAGGATTGCACGCAGCACAAAAGATTATTTAATATTCAGTCCGACTGTCTTTAGGAAGTTTACGATCTTTTCCAAGAACGTATCGTCCGCTGGGGTCGGTGTGAGTTTAACAATGATGCGAGCAGCGAGAACGATGCCACCAACAGCGGCTACGATCTCTTGCCAATTTGCAGTAATCCAATTCCAGATATTCATAGTGTTTATCCTCCTGGGTCAAATCCAGCCATGACGGGATCGTTGGATACCATCATTTCTTGAAGTGACTTCCAAGTTGGACGCTCTATCTGAAATGTCAAGTCAAGACCGACATTTGAGCTACTGAGGCACAAGGCCAGCGCGTCAGCCCTATCGGGTGAGGCTATGCCTCTGGCACGCATCGAGTCCTTAGACTCCACGCCAAGCTTGCCCTTGCTGTTGGTGATTGTACGCCTGCAAGTCAACTGCGCTGTCAAGTCCTCATCCTCTGGCAATATGATCTCAGCATCCTCAATTTTCTTTGCCATCCCATACCACATCTCAGCCGACCGATTAGTGTAGGCGTTGTTGTCGTAGGCCGTAGCCCCAAAGTTCACCCTATTGACTGTCCAGCCAGACTCAGCCAAAGCATCACACATAACCATGCCCATCCCGCTTGCGTCAGCGTAGATGTTGTTTGCTTCCAGCCCAGCCTTCTTGAACTCGACTATAAACCTGCCAACCGCTGCCATCGTGTCTTTCTCACGCCAAGCAATCATAGGCAGAATCTTGTTGCCGTCACTTATGCAGATCACGTTCTGATCCCCGCCCGCTGCAAAGTCCACGCCTGCTATGCGTACACTTGGCTTGAATCTAGGTGGCGTGTTGTGGCAGTTCTGTAGCTGGGTGAGGTTGATAACTAGGCTTTCCAGCCCTATGTCAACGAACTCGCCGTAGATCATAGATCGGGTCAGCGGGTGCTTCTCGCCGTATCGCTGGACTACCTCATCAATCTGAGTCTGCGTGATGTGGGGGCAGTCAAACGCTGTTACTGCGTGCTTTGACCACATATTGGCTTCCTTGGTGAACGCACGATAGAACGCACCGCTAGTCCCGCCTGGGCTGGATGCAATTAGCAGCCTAGTTGGTTGACATCGGCTGATAGCCTCAAACAGCGGGTCGGCTACGGTCTTGGCTTCGTCCACTACCATCAGCAAAGGATGGTATTCGTGGTCTTCTGCGTGCCATCCTTCAGCACGCCCAGGATCAGTCGCTGAGTAGCCTATAATGCGCGATGTGTTGCCGTTGGGATGGAGGTAGCGGATCTCGCCAGATGTGACCTCCCAAGCCCCACCAAGCTTGGCAATGTGATTGCGCAGGCTAGGCCAAAGTTGGCTTTCGACTTGGCGAAAAACGCCTGCCGTGGTTACAGCGATTGAGCGCGGGTAAACAAGCGCGTGCCATATCAAAATAGCCGAAATTACTGTGCTGGTCTTGCCAGAGCCGTTGGCTGCACGCAGGGCTACGCGACAGTCTCTAGCCTCTAAATCGCGTAATACCTTCCTTTGCCAGTCATACAGATTGATGCCTAGTACGTTAGATGCGAAAGCAGATGGTTTAGATAGGTCTAGAAGAATCTCCTCTTGACTGCGCTTGGGAGGCTTTGGCATAGATGTATGTTAAGACCTCTTTTTGTTTTGAGCCACAATAATTTAGGGGGGTATATGCGTATTAAATGGGGGCTGGGGGAGTGGAGGGGGGCGTGGTGGTGTACTTGGCTAGGCTCTCTTTCCTTGGCTTGCGTCTTCTCATTGCTCTATGCCTAGTCTTTCCAGATTTTTCTGGTGTTGTAGTGACAATGGTTTGCGTGGTATCTGTCGCACAATAGCTATTGTCTCGAATTTGTAGGACTGGTTTTACCTCAACTGCTTTAGCGTCAATCACTTGCGTCTTCTTTCTGCCCGCGATGCCCGCGAGGAGCTGCGCTAGATTGCCCGATATTCCATGCGTAACGTCTTGCGTAACATTCAGCCGCGCACTTGGTTGTGCATATCCATGCGTTCTTTCTAGTATCCAGGCTCGCGCCTGCCAACTCTTTTCCCCTGCTAGTTCCACGCTGCGAAGCAATCCCATCTCATGTTCACGCCTTGCCTTTTTTATAAGTCTGCCAAAGTCTTGGCGTTTAGATACCCAACCCTGCGCCGTCCCTGGATTGATTCCTATATATTCAGCTGCGCGTTCTAAAGTAAACCCTGCGCGCACTGCTTCAATTATTTTCGCGCCTAACTTTTCGTCGTACTGCGTGGGCCTGCCGTTCTTCGCCTTATCGGTTGGCAACTCTATCGCGCCTGGAGATGCGCAAGTTTCATCCATTAGGAAAACTTCTAACATAGTTTTAACGAAAAGAAAGTATTGATGAGGCAATCCGCTTGTATTAGATTGCTACTTGTCGAGGGAGAATCCGATAGGAACTCCTAAGGCATAAAAGAAAAAAAAGGAAACTACACACTATGAACAAGACAAAAACATGGAAGATAGGTGAATGCTGCACGGGCGGTATTATCCAGGCGAAGATCAGCGAAAACGTTTATTTTCCTGGAAGTACTACAGTAAAGATATTGATTAAAGATTTGAAAACTAAAGAGATATTGGATTCTCAAGTTTTCGGAAGAATCCATGAAAGTAGGTTAGAATCATTCTTGCATGATATGACAACCTCCTATCATGCTTCGAATGTCATGGAATGGGTAAAGGCAAACGCGTTTACTCATCGCGTGCTAGTCGCGATGGAAGGAGCGCAGTCATGATCCGCAACGCTCCACCTATCGTTCACTTGTCGAAGAAAAGCGGCAACGTAAAGACGGGCAAGATTCCCGTTTCAACGTCGGGCCGCAATACTTGCCCCGACGCTTGCCCGCTCAAAAAGGCAAACGGTGGGAAAGGTTGCTACGGCGAAGGCGGACCGTTGTCATGGCATTGGAATAAGGTTGACGGCGCGGACCGTGGTACAACGTGGGAAGGATTCTGCGAATCAATCGCACGCCTTCCCATCGGTCAATTATGGCGGCATAACCAGGTTGGAGATTTGCCTGGAGATAATAACACGGTCAACGGTGCGCTACTTGGTCAACTTGCCAAGGCCAACACGGGCAGGAATGGGTTTACCTACACCCATAAACCCGTATTAGAGCGGCAGGATGGCCCGACAAGGTCAAACCGTGAAGCGATTAAAGCGGCAAACCGTAGCGGGTTTACGATCAATCTATCCGCAAACGGTTTGAGCCATGCGGATGAGCTTTCCGAGCTCGACGTTGGTCCCGTTGTCACGATTCTTCCCACGATGGACCGTGAAAACGTGATAACCCCACAAGGCAGAAAGGTTGTCGTATGTCCTGCGCAAACGCGCGATGGCGTGACGTGTGCAACGTGTAAACTCTGCTCCCGTGCTAATCGTTCCGTCATCGTGGGATTTATTCCCCACGGTGGGGCGAAAAAGAAAGTGCTAGCAATGGCAAAGGAGCAGTCATGACCCGCGAAGAGTACCAGGAAGAGGTGAACGATAACCCGCAACCCTGCCCAACGTGCGGAAACTCTGATCTTGTGTGCATTGGTACGCTAGGTTGGAAGATTTATTTGCGTTGCCACGATTGCCATACCGTTTTCCACCTTGTGGATCATGGGGAGGTAAAGGCATGAAAACGGTTTATGTCGTTTACAATTCAATCGGTCAATTCCAGGCACGCTTTTTGACCTGGAGAAGCGCACTGCGTTGGGCAATCCGTGAAGGCATGGAATGGACCGCAGTCATAAGAAAGGAGGTGGGCGAATGAATTCCCCTCAAATATATGCCTTGGGTTTGCTACATGGTGGATTGATTGCCTTATTTATAGTCCTGGTATGGCCTAAGAATAAACGCAAGTAAGTCTTCCCTTGTCTTCTCCTTTAGCACGGGAGAAGCAAAGGTAAGACCCGATAGGGTCAACCTAACAAACGGCAGCGCAGCCATTCAAACGGCGGCGCGGAACTAATAAGGAGTAAGATATATGGGCGAATTAAAGCAATCGCAAGAGAAGGAAATGGTGCACCTAGAATATGATGCCTGGAGGCAATTGGCATATGAAAGGTACGTTGATGATTGGAAACCCAACATGGGAAAGCTTAAGGATCTTGACGAGTGGCTAGGCATCTAACCTAATCCGAGCCTAAGTTCAACCCTTGGCGTGGGATTGTCTTGCAATGGCTCACGCTTGTGAGCTATTCAAACGGCAGCGCAGCCTATAAGGAGCGTATAAAAATATGACAGAAGACGAAATTATTAAAGCGTACCTTTCGCGCCTAGGTAAGAAGGGCGGGAGCGTCAAAGGATCTTGTAAGGCACGTAAGTTGTCGCGGGAGCATTATCAAACGGTAGCGCAGGCACAGCGGGAGCGTTGGGATAAGTTTCGGCGGGAGCGTCAAACGGAAGCGCAGGCATCCAAACGGTAGCGTAGCCTTTCGCGGGAGCGATAGCCTATAAGGGGTGTGTAGAATAGCCCTATAAGGGGTGTACAAACGGCAGTCTAGCGTCCGATACGGCAGCAACAGGCTTTGTTGTCTAGCGGTTCAACCTTGAATTTGACCACTGGAAGGTCTCGGGCATCACATTTCGAGTTAAAACGCCTAGAAACAGGCTTTCTGCTCGATTCTGATAGGTTGTGGCGTGTTTTTTTGGCTACCTTTGGCATATCACCAGTTCTTGCAGCTCCACGCCCTTGCGGTTAGCTTGTTGGGAGGGTTGCTGTCGCACTTATGCCTAGCCCTGAAGCTACGCCTGCGGGCTGGATTGCTCTTTTTGATGGTCATCTTGGGATCTCCGTAGCGGATAACCTTGCTTTGCCCATCCTTACAGGCGCGGACTACAAATTTACGCGCCTCTCCAGGTGTGCGTCTGGGGCTGTTGCATGGCAGTTCTCTAGGATTCATCATCTACCTCATCAGTGTCAAAGTCATCAGGAATCGAGTCCTGAAGCGATTGTAGTGCCTTCTGGTGGCTCTCGAAGAAGCCCGATAGCCTCTTTACTTGCTCTGTCAGCCCATTCCACTGTGCCTCGAACACCTCAAAGGAGCAGTTGGCATTCATATCGTCTACTAATTGGCCTAGCAGCCTCAGTACGCCGTGTAGCTGGGCATTCTCTCGCTGAAGTAGGCCGATAAACTTATGGCTCGCCTTCAGTTGCTCCCGATCACTCTGCAAAACCGCCCTTCTTAGCCTTCATCATCCGCCAAGTGCGGGGGCTGATGGTGCTTTTAGATTTAGGACGGCTAGTACCAGCCTTACGGCGGGCGTTGATGTTGGCGTACAACCCTGGCTTAGACTTGTTCATTCCACGATTGTACCACATCCCCCACCTGATAACCAACTTCGTTCCTAGGCAGGTGTGAACGTGTGCGAGCCAGCCCAACCCAGCCCCAACCCAGCCCAGCTTTCGTTCTTTGTTCTGATTACCCGAACACGCTTCGGAAAGAACGTAGTGGTATGGGGGGAGGACGGACTAAGGAGTCCTTCCCCCTACTTTCCTTCGCGTAATTTAATTTATATATATATAAGGGTCTGACTGCTCTATAAATGATAGTAACTTGAAAGTAGATTAGAAAGTAGTCTGATTGGCAGTATATAAGCCATTGTCAGACAGTATCTTCTTAGCCTTGTGAAGGCGTTTAAGATAGCGATAAAACGTGGATTCTGATACTTCCAGCTTTTCGATGATATGGCGGCATAAATCACCCGCCTGCCACTCCTTTGAAC